GTGACCCGATGGAATATGAGCGTGAAAGATTGAAACTACAACAAAGCCAATATCTTTTTGATAAATGGGCTAAGGTTGATAATTCAATGTACAATCAATCGGTTTATTATGAGCCAAATAGAATAGCTGCATATTATGATTTCGAATCAATGGAGTTTACACCAGAGGTATCAGCAGCATTAGACATTTATGCTGAGGAATCAACTACAATGTCTGAAAAAGGATTTATTTTAAACGTTTATTCAGAATCAAAAAGAGTTAAGAACATTTTAATTGATTTGTTTGAAAACAAATTAGATATCAACACAAATTTACAAATGTGGGCTAGAGGTATGTGTAAGTACGGTGATGATTTTGTTTATTTAAAAGTTGATCCAGAAAAAGGAATTATCGGTTGTCAACAATTGCCAAATATTGAAATAGAAAGAGTTGAAGGTTCTTTAGGTTTAACACCATCACAAAGAGATAGCAAATTACCGACTAAAGAATTAATGTTTAGATGGAAAAATCGTGACATGGAATTCCAAGCATGGGAAATTGCTCACTTTAGAATTTTAGGTGATGATAGAAAACTACCTTATGGGACATCTATGTTGGATAAAATTAGAAGAATCTGGAAACAATTATTACTTGCGGAAGATGCTATGTTAATTTATAGAACATCTAGAGCCCCTGAAAGAAGGGTATTCAAGGTGTTCGTTGGTAATATGGACGACAAAGATATTGAACCATATGTACAACGTGTTGCTAATAAATTCAAGAGAGACCAATCAGTAGATGCTAGAAACGGTCAAGTGGATATGAGATATAATCAAATGGCTGTTGACCAAGATTATTTCATACCAGTACGTGACCCAGCAGCACCAAACCCAATTGATACACTACCTGGAGCACAGAATTTAGGTGAGATAGCGGATATTGAATATATTCAAAAGAAATTATTAGCGGCTCTTAGAATACCTAAAGCGTTTTTAGGTTTTGAAGAAGTTGTTGGTGATGGTAAGAATCTTGCATTAATGGATATTCGTTTTGCAAGAACTATTAATAGAATTCAAAAATCATTAATTCAAGAATTAAACAAGGTTGCGTTAATTCATCTATACATGTTAGGTTTAGAAGATGAATTAAATAACTTTACATTAGGTTTATCAAATCCATCTGCACAATCAGATTTATTACGTATTGAACAATGGAAAGAAAAAGTCACACTTTACAAAGATGCGACATCTGATCAATCTCAAGTTGGTATTTTACCAGTTTCACATACATGGGCTAAGAAAAATATTCTTGGATTTAGTGACAATGAAGTTCTTCTTGATTTACAACAACAACGTCTTGAAAGAGCGATGGGCTTTGAATTAACAAACACACAGACCGTAATTAAACGTTCTGGAATATTTGATGAGGTTGATGCTAAGTACGGTATCTCAGAAGATGAAAGGCAAGCAGCAGAGGCGGCTACCGCCGCTGAAGGTGGTGGTGAAGCGCCTGAATTGGGCGGAGCAATGGGTGCACCACCTGCACCATCAGGACCGCCATCAGGTGGTGGTGAGGAACCTTTAAGTGAAGGTAAAAAAGCTAAACTTATCTCATCTTTAGGCGGTGGAGATAAATTAGAAGATTTATTTAATATGGAAAAGGCACAAAGGAATATTTATGAAATGGAGAATAAATTAAAAGATATTTTAAACGATTAAAAATGAACAACTTTGGAAAAATAAAGTCGAAGTTATTGAAAAAATTAACTGAGGCGTACACAGATAAAACTTTTAAACAAAATACAAAAAACTTGTTTAAGGTGATTAAGAAGAATAGAGATTTCAAAGAAATGTATCTATTTTATGAAGAAATAGAGAACAAGTATTTTGAGGATAAAGAAACCGCTAAACTTTATGTTGAACAACTTGGTCAATTATTAAAGGAAAAGGCAACGAAAATTAATAGCTTTTGTCAAGTTATCAACATGTCGGTTCATGACACGCAAATAGATGAAAACAAACTTTACGATTCAATTGATCAGTTATTAGAAGATGATAACTTAAATAATATTGATAAGAAAGTTATGGCTAAAAAGAAGTTGGTAGAACATTTAACAACAAAAAAAGAAAATATTGAGAAAACAACCGAAACTTACACAGTAAATGAAAATTTATTACATGCTGTTTTGGCAAACAATTTTAACGTTCTTTATAATAACACATTAAATGAAGAGCAAAAAGAAACCTTAAAAACAATTATATCACTTTCTGATGAAGATTTAAAAACAAAGGTTAACGAATTAAAAGAAAGTTTAACCACTAAAGTAGATACCCTCTTAAGTGAAGCAAAATCTAACGACGCAACATTTGCAACAAAATTAACGGATGTTAAAAAAGAAATGGACGAAATGGTCCCGACGAAATTTAACTACTATCGTTTAAAACAATTAGAAAATGGTCTGGATTAATCTAGACCATTTTTTTTCTGTTGAAGGTATATCGCTTTCAATACTTCCTTCCTTCTACTTACTGAAGGTTTAACAAATTCTTGTCTTTCTCTTAATTTTTGTATTTGCTTGGTCTTTTGAACCTTACTTTTATACGTTCTAAGAGCAGATTCGAGATTTCTTTCCTTACTTAAATCAATTATAATCATATATAAATAAATATATCACAAAATTACCGTTTTTTTGGAATTTCAAAAAAAATTAGTTAAATTAGTTACTAACACCATAAAATGACAATAACATGAAAAGATAAATGAAATTTGGTAAGTATATTCAGTTAGGCGAATATGAAAAAATTAAAATTGGCTACGGAACTGTTGACTTTAGAACATTAAAAACAGTATACATAAAATTAAACGCTTGGGTTAAACCAACAAATGAATCTGACGATTTCGATAGAACTATATTAAGAAGTAGAAAGAAAATTAAAGATACAATTAGAGAATTTAATTTAAATAACTTTTTTAAGACAGAAAGTATTGTAGATTTAGACATTAGAACCAAGGGAATTAAATTGGATAAGAAATCATTCATGAACCTTGAAATCACATTATACGCTGAAAAACAATTTGACATAAAGAACAAAGAGGTTACTTTTATGCTCGAAAATCTAGTAAAAAAACTAGTTGACAATTGTTTAATCGATAAAACCTTATTTAATTTTAGTAAAACCAAGTTTTGAACTTAATTATGTGATATTTATAGAATAAAAAATCTATAAATGAAGATATTAGGTCCAAACGAAATAGGTAAGGGAATTTTAATAGAATACGACGCTGGACACATTTCTCCTAGTGAAAACAGAGCAGTGTTAAAAGAAATGGAGAATAAAGATACCAATCAGGACTTTATTCTCTATGCCGTTTTACAAAAATACGATACACCAAACAAGAACGGTAGAATATACCCACAGGCACTCTTAAAAAGAGAAAACGAAAAATATCAACAAGCTATTAATAGCGGTTCGGCATTAAACGAACTAAATCACCCATCATCATCACTTATTGACTTAGACAGGGTATCCCACAGTATTTTAGAAACTTGGTGGGATAGTAAAATCCTTATGGGTAAAATTAAACTATTCACATCTCCGGGTTGGAAAAAGATGGGTATTGTGTCAACTAAAGGTGACCAAGCAGCTATGCTTTTATTAAATGGAGCAACTCTAGGTATATCATCTAGAGGGGTTGGTTCATTAAAGAATGAAAGAGGTCAAAACATTGTTCAAGATGACTTTGAATTAGTATGTTTCGACTTAGTTTCATCACCATCAACACCAGGCGCATACATCTTCCAAGATTTATCTGATAAAGACAAATATCAAGAATCTGTTGAAGAAAAGCCAATTGTTGATGATAGAATGAAAAAACTAATGGGAAACCTTAATAGTTTTTTAAGTAAATAACAATTTTTATTAGGATTATACGATTAAAAACTAACTTTTTTTAAAAACACTACTATTTATATAGTAAATTAATCATTACAAATGACTGAAAAATCAATTTTAGAACAAGCGTTACTTCAAGTGCAAACACTTGAGGAAGCAGTAAAGCAAAATGCAAAAGGTATCCTTGCGTCAACAATGAAACAAGAACTAAACGATTTGCTTAAAGAATCTATGGAAGATGAGGAGATCAAGTTAACTGCTGAACAAGCAGATGATGAAGACGCTCCTGAAGATGAAGAAGATGTTACCGACCCAGAAGCAGATGCTGAAGGTGAGGGAGATGACGAATTACCAGCAATAAACGATGAACCATCTAAAGACATTGATGGTGAAGATTTATCTGATCCTGATGATGAAGAAGGATTTGGTGATGAATTACCAGCAATCGATGACGAGATGCCAACTGATGACAATGACATGTTAGACATGACTGGTGCTTCTGATGAAGAAGTATTAAAAGTGTTTAAAGCAATGTCTGACGAAGATGGTATTATTGTTAAAAAAGATGGTGACAACATTAGTTTAGAAGATGGTGAAGATGAATATATCATCAAATTAAACGAAGAAGATGAATCTGAAGAAGAATTTTCTGAAGGTTATAACGAAGAAGAAGACGCGCCAATGGCGGGTGACGAAGAATTAGGTGAAGAAGAAGAAACTGTTTATGAAATCGAATTAGACGGTGAAAACGATGACGAAGAAGTTATGTCAACATCAAAAGAAGTTGAAGCGACTGAATCTGCTCGTAACATCGGACACGGTTATCATAGTGGAATTAAAAGTAAAAAATTACATTTCGCTGGTAACAAAAGAGAAGCAGTAAACGAAGAAGTTACAACGTTAAAAAAGCAAAATGCTGAATATAAAAAGGCGTTATTACTATTTAAAGATAAACTTAACGAGGTTGCTGTATTCAATGCAAATTTAGCTTACGCTACAAGATTGTTTACTGAGCACTCAACAACAAAAACTGAGAAGTTGGATATTTTGAAAAGATTTGACACAATTTCTACTATAAATGAATCAAAAAATCTTTACAATTCAATCAAAACTGAACTTGGATCTAAAAAATCTGTAACTGAGTCAGTTGTTGAAAAAATTGCATCAACACCTTCAACATCTTCAACTGAAGTACTTTCTGAATCAAAAGTTTACGAAGCACCTCAATTTGCAAGAATGAAAGATTTGATGAAAAAATTAAAATAATAAATAAAAAATTAAAAAACAAAAATTTTAAAATGGGAGCATTATTAGAATCAGGTATGGTTGGTAACATTGGATTAAAACATTTACGTGTTATCAAAGAAGATACTATTAGAAAATGGGATGACTTAGGTTTCTTAGAAAACCTTGACGGTCACCAAAAAGATAACATCGCGCAATTGTATGAAAACCAAGCGTCTTATTTAATCAACGAAGCAGCAGTTTCTGATGCTTCAGGTTCTTTCGAGACAGTGGTATTCCCTATTATTCGTCGTGTGTTCTCTAAATTATTAGCGAATGACATCGTTTCAGTTCAAGCTATGAACTTACCAATTGGTAAATTATTCTTCTTTATCCCTAAGATACAAGAAAGAAACGCAGCAAACGGACATTATTCTCCATACGGTATCCCAGGTGGTGCAGGTGGAGCTAGCGCAAGCACAGGTTACACAGGTACAAACCTTTACGATCGTTTCTACGAAGCGAATGATGAAGCTACTAGCGGTTTATTTGACTATTCAAAAGGTCAATTCTCTGGAGTAACTTTAGCAGGTGCATCTTATGTAACTTTCTCTGCTGGACAAGTAACTGAAGTAGCTAACTCAGCAATGACTGGTACTTCTAAGAGTGATGTAATCATCAAATTTAGTGGTTTCACTAAAACAGCTCAAGGTAAATTAATCGGACCAAACGGTTCTGTAATGGACACTGAAGATTTCTTAGCATCAGCTACAGTATCTTTCTCTGGTGAATCTAAAAATTTCAACGTTGTAACTCAACAATACGGTAAAGGTATCGTTGCTTACGGTCAAAAAACTACAACATCAGGATATCCTAGTGGTGGATACCAAGACATTTGCGACGAAGAAGGTGTAATCTATGTAAAAGTAGACGTACAAACTTATTCAGCAACTGCTGGTTTCAGCGCTGTAACTTTAGCTTCTGACGCGTTAGCATCTGCTTTCGTATTAAACTTCAGAGTTTATGATTCATTAGAATTCGAAGAAGAAATCGGTGAGGTTTCTTTCGATCTTTCTTCTGTAACAGTTTCTGTAACTGAAAGAAAATTAAGAGCAACTTGGTCTCCAGAATTAGCTCAAGACGTTAGTGCGTTCCACAACATCGATGCTGAAGCTGAATTAACTGCTTTATTATCTGAGCAAATCGCTGCTGAGGTTGACCGTGAAATCTTACGTGATTTACGTAAAGGTGCTGCTTGGTCTCTTAAGTGGGATTACAATGAGTGGAAGTACGGTGGTTCATCAGGAGCAACTTTACAAGGTTACACTCAAAAGGATTGGAACCAAACGTTAATCACAAAGATTAACCAATTATCGGCTCAAATCCATAAAACAACTTTACGTGGTGGTGCAAACTGGAT